TAAGAAACTCTATCATTGATGGGAATGTAGATACTGATAAATTCATACAGTTTATTAAGATTGCACAACAGATAGACATACAACAGATTATAGGTACAAATATGTATACTGGTTTAACTGATGCTATTGTTGCTGGAATTGATTTACCAGCTAATGCAAGATGGAAAACTATATTAGAAGATTTTATTGTTGAGATGCTTATATGGTATGCACAAGCAAACTACATACCTTTTGCAGCTTACCAAATTAAAAACGGTGGTGTATATAAGCACACATCTGAAAATGCACAAACTGTAGATAAAAATGAGGTTGATTTTTTAGTAGAAAAAGCAAGAACCAATGCAGAATGGTATTCAAGACGTTTTATAGACTTTATGAGTTTTAACCAAGCTACATATCCAGAGTACACAAATAACGTGAATGATGATATCTATCCGAGTTATGAGGCTACGTTTAATGGATGGGTACTATGAGTTACAAACCAAAGGCAAAGAACATTGAGAAATTAAAGGTATTTCTTAAAAAGAAAAAAAACAAGAAGTAATGGCAAACGAAATATATTTAAAAAGTTGGTGGGGAAAAGGTGCTTGTAATAATACTGTTGGATGGGGTATTGTGTACAAGGCTTATGCTGGTTGCCAATCTCAAATAACTATTAACTTTATTGCAAGGGTTACTGCTGATGGTGGTACAATAGAATCAGTTGAATGTATAGATTCACAATTAAACTTATAAAAATATGGCAACACCAACATTAGCTTTAATACCTACGGGATACAAAGCGGGAAAATTATATAGCGTATTACCAGAAAGTGGGGTAGGAGACTTCACAGTAGTACGAGCAACAGAGGCTACTAGAGTTAACGAGGAGGGCTTAATTGAGACAATGGGCGCTAATGTACCTAGATTAGACTATAGCGGTGGAGGTTGCCCCGTATTGCTTACAGAGCCACAGAGGAGTAATTTATTTCCTTATTCCAGCGATTACAATCAAACTGATTGGACTAAAATTAATATTACTATTGAATCAAATTCAACCATTTCTCCAGACGGAACTTTAAATGCTGATAAAATTTTAGAGCAAGTTGATTCCGCAAATGGGCATTTTATGTTTGATAATTTAGGATTATCAATAAATACTGAATATAATTTTAGCATTTTTGTTAAAAAATTAAACAGAAGATATGTTGCAATTCAAAACTCTTACAATGCTGCTAACGGTTCTATTGCTTTTTTTGATTTAGATACTGAAAGTTTAGTTTATACTTATTCTGCTGGAACTGTTGGGACTTTTATTGTTTCTGATGCTAAAATAGAAAAATATCCTAATGGTTGGTATCGTTTAAGTGCAACTTTTGAATCTGATGCTGCTGGTGGTGTTTTACCCTCGTTAGTATTAGCAAATTCTCAATGGTCAACTGGATTCAGTTATAATAATCTTTATACTGGAGATGTAACAAAAGGCATTTACGCTTGGGGCGCACAAGTTGAATCTAACGCATCTTACCCTACTAGCCTAATAAAAACCTCTGGCTCTGCCGTTACAAGAAATGGCGACCAAGTATATGGAGCGGGAGATGCTGCTACGTTTAATGATTCAGAGGGTGTTTTGTATGCTGAGTTTAGTGCTTTGTCTAATGATGGAACTTTTAGGATTTTATCTTTATCTAATGGTACTACGTCAAATGAGGTAAAAATACAATTATCTTCCACAGATAATACTATCGGTTTTGGTGTTGTTGCTGGAGGAGTACCACAAACAGACCAATTTTACACGATAGCTGATACTCTTTCAAACAATAAAATAGCTGCTAAATACAAAGAAAATGATTTTGCGCTTTGGGTTAATGGAATTGAAGTTTTAACAGATTCAAGTGGAATTATTCCTACTGGATTAAGCACATTGAACTTTGAGAGAGGAACTGGCAGCAATCCTTTCTACGGAAACACTAAACAAATACAATACTTCAACACAGCTTTAACAGATAGCGAACTAGAAAAATTAACCTCTTGGGCATCTTTTATAGAAATGGCACAAGCACAAAATTATAATATTATATAATATGGCAGAAACATTAAATTTAGGAAACGGAGACTGGGCAACTAAAGAAAATTCTTTGCTAGGTTACAATTCAGAGAATGGAAATTATAAGCCATTACCTTTTGATTTCACAAGAGCATCAAGTGCTACGGTTGTAAACAAATCGGGGTTAATAGAAACCGCTGCAAATGGAGTACCTAGAATTGATTTTTTAGGAAATACTAGCGGGGCTTTATTGCTAGAGCCGCAGAGTACGAATATATTAACAAATAGCGAGAACGGTAGTACATATACTGTTTTTAGTGCTACAAAAACTTTAGATGAAGTCATTTCTCCCGATGGCACTTTAAATTCTTTTACACTTGAGGGTAACGGAGATTATAATCAAGTACTTGGGGAAACAGTTTCTGTAACATTACCAAGTGCGGGAGTATATACATTTTCTGTTTTTGCTAAAAAAGGAACTAATGATTTTATACAATTATTTTTTAATCAATTTAGTGGCTCTTCAAACGGTGAAGCATACTTTGATTTAGAAAATGGCACTACTCCAAGTTCTTTTGGTAAAATAGAAAACTATGGGAATGGTTGGTACAGATGCTCAGTTGTTGGAACTGTTGTAGGTAGTGATTTAAGTGGTAAATTTGGTTTTAGAATTAGTTATACTTCTTCTAATTTCTTTTTCCCTACTGCAAATGATGCTAATGGAAAAAACGCATATTTTTATGGATTTCAAACAGAACAAGGAAGCTATAGCACAAGCCTAATAAACACACAAGGCTCTGCTGTAACGAGGGTGGCTGATTCTTGTAGTCAAACTGTACCAGATGGTATTATAGGACAAACAGAGGGTACTATGTATTGGGAGGGTAAATTTCAAGATGGACAAAATCCTATTTTAATGCAAATAGTTCCAAGTTCTGCTAACTATTTGAGTTCTATATATATTGATTTCAATAAAACAATTAATTTAATAAGATTTCATATATATGATAGTGGGGTAATACAAGCCACATTAAGCACATCAGCAACTCCAGAAACTAAATACAAAATAGCATTAGCATATAAACAAAATGATATTCAAGGATATGTAAATGGTGTTTCAATAGGGAGTGATACAAATGCAACAATTCAAAGTGGTTTAAACAATTTAATAATAGGTGGTTTAGTAGGTTATGTTAATAATAATACGTTTATAGGTACAAAACCAAATAATGTAAGGCTTTACAACACAAGATTATCAAACGCAGAATTAGCAGCACTAACAACAATTTAAGTGTAACAAATACACCTATAATAATAACAAGAGTAAATATAATATTATGAATATATACAAGACAAATTTTCCAACAGAGCAAGAGGGTTTCGATTATTTAGTAAGTCAAAACGTATGGCAAGAAGTAACCGAAGAAGGTGTAACTTCAATGCAGTATATCAACGGTACGCAAGCCGTTGTTAATATCGGTAAAGTGGTAGAAATACCAGCTACTTATGATGACGAAGGTAACGAACTTACTCCTCCAGTTTATTATGATGGCTGGGCTTATGATGTAATGACCACAGATACTCTAGATATGGGTGCTTTTGAGGTGTATCCAGCAGATAATGCAGTACATAGTTTCTTTGGATATCCAAGAGGTGAGGAAGTGCCACAATAATTTGTATATTTGATACTTAACCAAAAAACAAATACAATGGGAAAATTATCAAAAAGTGAATTAAAAGAATTTAAAGAGCAAGAACAGAAGAAACAAGCAATCTTACACGATTTAGGTTTATTGGCTACACAGTCACATACACTATCACATATGTTTGCAGAACTTTCTATGAAGCAAGAACAAAGTAAAAAGGAACTTGAAGCAAAGTATGGTAACATAGAAGTAAACCTAGAAGATGGTACTTTTAAATTAATCACAGATGAAAAGAATAAGTAAACACATTTCTTACAAAGAAGCAGTTGGTTCTAATTATGCTAAACAAAAAGGCATATCAAATAAACCAAATGAAGAACAAGTAGAGAATATGAAACTATTAGCTGAAAAGGTGTTTGAACCATTAAGAGAGTGGGTAGATGCACCAATTAAAGTTAATAGTATGTTCAGAAGTAAAGAACTCAATTCTGCTATTAAGGGGAGTTTAAAAAGCAGCCATCTAAATGGTGAAGCGATGGACATCACAAGTATGGGTGGTAAGTCTAATTTAGAGATGTTTCATTATATTAGAACAGAACTTGATTTTGACCAACTTATTTGGGAATTTGGTGCAGAACCAAAATGGTTACACGTTTCTTATAACAAAGACAAAAACAGAAAGCAAGTATTAGTAACTAAAAAAAGAGGTGTGTACTACACTTATTAATATGTTAACAGACTACAAAACACTTTTAATTAATCTAGGTACATTTATTTTTTCAATGTCAAACGTTGATGTATTTTTAAAGATCACACTTTTACTTTTAACTATTGGGTATACCTCGCACAAGTGGTACTTAATGAATAAGAACAATGGAAAAAAGTAAAAAGAAGTTTAAAGATACAAGGGTTGGTAAATTCTTATCTAAAGCTGCACCAAACATTCTTAAAGGTGTTAGTGATATTATACCAGATGCTGGTATTTTAAAGCTAGTAGGTGGTCTTATAAGCAAAGATGATGCTATCACACCTAAAGACAAAGAAGAAGCCTTAAACTGCTTGAATTAGATATTATAGAAATACAAGAGGTTTCTAAAAGATGGTCAAGCGATATGTCTAGTGATAGTTGGCTCTCAAAGAATGTAAGACCAATGATGTTAATATTCTTAACTGTATCAACTTGGTTACTTATACTAATGGATAGTTTAAATTTAGAATTTGGTGTAGGTTCTGAATGGATAGATTTACTTAAATCTTTACTTATTACAGTTTTTATAAGCTACTATGGATCAAGAGGAATTGAAAAATACCAATATATCTCCAAGAAATAGAATACTATACCAAAATCATTATCTTTTATTTTTAAGTATATTATTGTTTTTTTTAATATATATTTTTAGATTTATATTTATATATATATTTCTAATTATTTATTTTATATATTTGAAGTAATAAAAAAGTGTAAAGTTATTCAATAAATCTGACTTAAACACACAAAATCCTATTTTTATATATTTATTATTTATTTACCTTTACATATAGCAAATAATATATGACTACAAAGGAAGAAATATTAAACAAAAGCAGACCAATAATAATTGGTAACTATTACATATATGCTTTATTGTATAGAAATGAAATAGTATATATAGGACAATCAACATCTTTGATAACCAGATTAGCAGCACACGTAAATTCTAATAAAGTATTTGATGCTTGGTCTATTATAGAGGCACTCGGCAATTTTGTTCCAACAGAAAAATTTAATGCCATAGAACGTTCTTATGTTTCTAAATTTAAACCAAAATATAATAAACACTTGTTAAGGTCAAAATAAAAAACAAATAAAAGATGGAAAACACAAAATGTATTGAGGTTAGAAAAGATTATTACCTATTAATTATAGATGATAAGTCACTAGGTGAATTTGAAAGAAGCCAACTTAGGCATATAATTGAAACCATAGATAATGCCATCTAAATTATCAAGAAGTAAAATAGTAAAAAAGCTAGATGCTATATTTAGCCAGTACATAAGGTTAAAAGATGCAGACCATAACGGAAATGTAACTTGCTTTACTTGTGGTAAGGTATCACACTTTAAAAAAGGTATGCAATGCGGTCACTTTCAGAGTAGAAAACACTATGCTACTAGATGGTTAGAAATGAATGTAGCGGTACAATGCGTGGGTTGTAATATGTTTAAAGCTGGTGAACAATTCTTATTTGGTAAGTACTTGGATCAAAAGTATGGTGCTGGTACTGCTGAAGAATTATATATAAAATCAAAAGAAACTGTAAAGTTTTCTACTGATGAACTACAAGATATGATAAAACACTATAAAGAGTTGGTAGATAGTTTATAAAAGACTATCTTTAACTATTCTGTTTTGTTAAGGGAAAGGGGTTTGGCTTTATGTCAAGCCTTTTTTTTGCTTTTATAGTTTTGTTATTAAATATTTTGTTTATATTTGAATATTATTAATTTAAACTTAACAGAATGAGAACACAGAAACACGATTTAAAAGACGAAATTAAACACCTAGAATATCTTTTGTTTA